TCCATGATCTTCAAGCTGACTTCCTACTCGCATATATGGCCGATTTAATGTTTTTAAATGTCTGAAAGATTTATTTAGCAATTCTTCCTTTTCCTCAGATTCCGTTTTTTCTCTCTGTTCAAATTTTCCACAACATAAATCATGTGGGCTAATTAACGGATAATTTCTTATGATTTTCATAAAAGAGTTGTCATAAGTAAATTCTGTTCCTTTTATTTTGTCGTCTTGCTTACAATCGGAATTCATTACTAGATCATAAACGTAAGGTTTTGGATCTGAAACTCTGCAAGAGCATCTTTGCTTGAATGGGTATTGTACAGCATTTCCCTTATGTATTTGATCAACATACTCTGAACTAAGATAATCATCCCACGTGCACCATTTACAATTTTCACAATGTTCATTCATTTTCACTTCTCCTTTAATCTACATACATTTGATATTTTAACATAAAATCTTTTTCTGTTCCTTTTCCTGCTGAAGTATTATAATATTTCTTCCAATATCTAGCTAATCCTTCAACATCATTTGCCTCTGGTAGTTTCTCAGGAACCCTTAAATAATGTATTCTTGTCATTATTGTTGCGTGATTTAAGTTTGATATTAGTTGATTAGCTGAAGCAAAAACAAGATTGCTAGATCCTAAATATTCAATCATTATATCTACTGGGGCAGGATGATACGTTAAATAATTTATCCAAATGTCGTGGTGTGTAGCTTGCTCCATTTGGTATATGCCAATAGCTGTTCCATTGTTTTGTTTCAAGAAATAACCCATGTCTGATTCAACAGCAGCTGTCCCCAAAATTAAATTTACTGCTGAATCAGAACATAAGTTAAACTTTTCCAGCGTTGGAATAATTATATATTTCTTTAGCTGATTCGGATTGATTCCCATTGTCTCTCCTTTAATGTAAAGCTATGAAAAAAACCGCTATTATTACTGTAAATAATATTGGTCCAGTAGAAATAAATGCATACTTTATACATTCAGCCAATGTTCCTGCATCTGAGAAAATAAATTTTACTAATGTGATTAACATCCAGCTAATACACATAAACCCCCAAAGCCAGTAAAATATAGATGTTATAGTCATTTCTTCTACTCCTTATCTCCCCACTTATCTAATATCTTAATTAAGGCGGGTGGGATTTGTTGCACGCTCTCATTATTAGCTATTTTAGGAATAGCATACATTGCTGCTGCTTCTTTTGTTGAGGGAGTAAAGATATTAGCCGCAACAAACAAGAAAAGAAAAACAAAAGAAATTAATGCTATTTTACCGACCAATTTTTCTTGTTTTTTTGTTAAAGAAATATCTGAAGCCACTAAATGTATTAAACAGACTATCAAAACAGCAAAAAATATAAACCCACAAACATTCGCCATATCTTTAAAATAATCTAATCTTGTTATCCAATAAATTGTGCTTGGTGTTATCATTTCTTTTCCTCCTTAAAATGGAATATCATCAAAACTTGCGTCTATAGCGTCTATAGATCCACTAGTTTTTTCATCTGTTTTAACTTTTACCTGTGATTCAGCACAAAAATTAATTTGATTGCCATGGCTTGATAACGGAGAATAATTTGTTATTTCATTATATTTTGGATTCTCTTTTTGTAGCTCTATCATTAACTCAAGTTTCTTTCTTAAAAAATCATTAGTGTTGATCTTATCAAAAGAAGTTCCGTCTTTAAATTGTCCAATAGCTCTAGCAATATCTTTTATTCTTGCTCTTGCTATATTTTTTGGCGTATCTGACGGATGATTAATACAATAATTTCCAAAGACCTTCCTTCCTCTATAGTTGCCTTCTGCGATAACAAATTCTATTTTTACCATTTGATGCCCTGCTTTAGACGGCACGACACCAATATTAGCAATGAAAGCAATATATTTATCTCGAGGCAACGGATCGAAATTCCCTTGCACATCTTTTAAATCGAATCCTAAATTTATAATTGACATATTTTTTCTCCTATATTTTAGTAAGTTTAAATTTTTTCAAAATTATAGCTCCTTCTAAGTCTGCTCCGTATAAATTCGTTCCTTGTAAAGTAGCCCCGCATAGATCGGCACAAAAAAGATTAGCTTCTTCTAAATTAGCTCCGCATAGATTAGCCTTTTCTAAATCGGTCTTTTCTAAATCGGCTCTTTCCAGGTTAGCTCTTTCTAGATTGGCACCATAAAACCTAGCTCTTTCCAAATCAGCACAAAATAGATTGGCTCTTTCCAAATCAGCACCAAAAAGATCAGCCATACATAGATTGGCTCCTTCTAGATTGGCTCCTTCTAGATTGGCTTTACATAGATTTGCTCTTTCTAGGTTGGCTCTTTCCAGGTTAGCTCCTTCTAGGTTGGCTCTTTCCAGGTTAGCTCCTTCTAGATTGGCTCCTTCTAGATTAGCTTTACATAGGTTGGCTCCTTCTAGATTAGCCCCTTTTAGATAAAGGTATGGACTTTCTTCTTTCATGGTAAGACCATAAAGATTGAGACATCTAAAGTCTCGCTCCCCAGACCTATATTTTTCTATTAACTGTTCCGCTGATATTTTTCCCATTTTATTTTTCACTATTTTATAACTAAAGTTGTATTAAATTCTTCTAAATGAATTCCGTCTATTTTATCCCCGTCTTTAAATGCTTTTTTTATTCCTGCTTTATCAATGCTGAAAGTAAAAGCTATCTCTTTAAATTTGTCAGGAACTTTTTCTATATCGTCTATTATAACACTAACAGGGGATTTTCTAATAGATATCGATAATTCTTGGTTGCTAAATTTAGCAACTTTACAAATGTTCATGTGTTCTTTTAAGTAATCTTTTAGAAACGTTACTCGGTTTTCTAATGTTTTTCTTTTTTGATTCATTTTCTTTTCGTAATCTCTCATTGCTTCAACATCATAATTAATGTTTTTAATTATTGCCGCTATATTTAAAGATTTTTCTTCCAACTCTTCCGAACATGATTCGAGTGTGTCTTCAATTACTTCAGGCGGAAGATCTTCCAAACTGGTAATTAAGTCAAAAACCTGTGTATATTTTTGTGCTATTTCGTATAGTTTCATAATTCCTCCTCTTCATCTATATAATACATGATATCTGTTGGATCTGGATCATCAATGCCAAGCTCAGCAAGCGAAACAACTTCTGACAATACTGATCCTTTTTTCTTTTTTATTTTCTTTTCAACAGTTATATCATCATACTTCTTAATGGCATCAATAACGGATTGCAAATCATTTGGAACTCTTAAAGAATCAAACATTCCCATTGGTGTTTTTCCAGTAGTAGTTCCATTATTATTTTGTGTTAGGAAAAAATATCCATCTTCATTTACATCTGAAAAAAGAACTACATTATATAATCCTTCAATTTTTACTTTGTTGTCCAAAACTTTACCTATGGTTTTCATTTTGAAAACTCCATCATCACCCAGCTCAGAATGTGCTAAGATAAAAACAAATAAATCCTCTCTTAACTCTTTAGCTAGATGTAAAACATCCCAAGCGTTCCCGCTAATATCATCGTACATCTGGAAAACTGCATTTCCTTTTCCTGCGAACCTAGCCCGTCTCATATATTCATTTGTCATTATATATTGAAAATCATCTATAATTACATTTTTTATTTCAGGCTTTTCTTTATCTATATAATTTAACCAGCGACATAGTTCTTGAGCATTGTCAGTTGTTCTGCTTGTGAATTCTTTGCCACCTTTAAAAGGTAATTTTTTGTTTATAGAGTTAATTATTATTGTTTCTTCAGGATCAAGACTTCTTATTGATGTAGACTTGCCAGATCCAGACTCTCCTACGATTAGTATTGCTTCACTCATGATATTTCCTCCTTTAAAATTTTGGTGCAACCAACAAAAACAAACTGTTAGCCGGATATAATTTTGTTGGTTACTGCGTTTAGCCCAAACGACTGCTCTCTTTACTATCTTGGCATAGATGTAATGTTGGGAAACCATCCTCCTCAAAAAAAGTAAAGAGAGCTTTATACTATCTCGGCATTACCAGCTTGTAAGGACAGTATATATCATTTCGCTGCTGCGTCAAGTATTTTTTTAAAAAAAGTTAAAAAAAAAGATTTTATTTTCTATTTTTATGTAGTATAGTTTCCGTGTCGCTACTATTTTTTATATAAAATTCATAAGGATATAAAATGAAGAAAAATAATTTACGGAAAATAAGAAAATCACTATCTTTAACGTTAAAAGAGCTATCAAAAAAAACTTCCGTGTCTACAGTTTCATTAAGTCATTATGAAAATGGTAAGAAACTTCCAACTTTACGTAACTGCTTTAAGATTCTTAAAGCATTAAATGAAGAAGAGATTGAAATATTAGATAATACCGCCCCAATTCTTAAATGTAACCAATATGTAGTAGAAGATATTTGGCCACACAGCTATGAGGCTGAATATAGAAAAAATTTATCAAGAAGAGAGCTAATTAAGATGGATCTTTTTTCCTAACGCAAATCAAGCATGGGAAATTAGAATTAGAAAGGAGGATTATGATGAGTAGGTATAGAAAAGTCCATTGTTTCATCTGGAACGATGATAAATTCCCGTTTTTGTCTATAGAATGTAAGGCAATATTTTTCCAATTATTAACAACGCCTTATTCAACTCCGTTTGGATTATTTAAGGCATCGATGTCTGCTTTATCTGAAGAAATGCATGTTTCTTTGAAACGGTATGCCAAACCGTTTCGAGAGGGTTTAAAAGCAGGGTTATGGAGGTACAACGAATTGTTTCAGATTGTATACATTCCAAACTTTCTAAAACACAACCCTCCCGCCAACCCAAATATAGTAATTGGCTGGAGTAAGCTAATAAACGAGCTTCCAGACTGTGAAGAAAAAATAGAATTTTATCATATGTTTAGAAAGATTTTAACTGGTTTAGGCCCTAAGTTCTTGGAACCGTTTAGGGAACGGTTCCCTAAACCATTCGCAAACGGTATGGCAAACCAGGAACAGGAACAGGAACAGGAACAGGAACAGGAAAGAACATATGTCAAGTTGCCAAAACCCAACTTGACGACTTCCTCTTTGGACGTAAAAGAAATTTTTAATTATTGGACTGAGGCCATGAATCATCCAAAAGCTCAGCTTGACAACAATCGAAAAACATTAATCACTAATGCTTTAAAAAAATATTCTATTGAAGATTTAAAAACAGCAATTGACGGATGTAGAAAAAACGAATGGTATATGGGAGAAAATAAAAGAAAAACAGCGTTTAACAATTTAAGTTTAATTTTAAAAAACTCTGAAAAGATAGAGGAGTTTATGTCTATGGCAACAAGCTGTTCAACAACTGACCAGGCTATGTTGGAGTTAGAAAATAAATACATGGAGGATTCAGATGAAGAAATCAGACTTTCGCAGATTCAAACTTGAATTTGAGAGATTAGCAAAAATTTTTGACAAAGATATTGAGCCTGATGTTTTAGAGGATTATTTTAATCTTCTTGGCTGCTACAGCTTTGCTGCTGTACAGAAAGCAATGACAAGAGCAAAAATAGAATTAAGTTTTTTCCCAAGGCTACGTGAACTATCAGGTCTGTGCAAAGAATGTGAAGATTTACTGAGAGAGAGAATAGAGCCGCCTAGTGATCCTTTTTTCTACATGACAACCGATGAAAAAGAAGAAGCAAGAAAAAGAGAAGAAGAAGCGAAAAAAGAGATTGAGCAGAAAATGAGCGAGACAGGACAGACTTTTCAAGAGGCCTCTTTTGAAATAATCAAGAAAAAGTTAGGAACATGGAGGTTCGGACACGACAAGCATCATACAAGGCACTAAAGAAGCTTGTAGCTACGTTTTCTTTTCTTTTTGGTACGATCCGATGGGTGAGAAAAATAATTCAATAGCGACGCTCTAGTTAGCTCTCAGGACATAAAACCCTTCTTGGTGCGCATCGTTGATTGGCGTGAAGGGCTTGGTTAGGGTAGCCCAGCAAGAAACAAATATTCGTGGAAATATCTGCAAAATCCGTTTTAGCCCTCTAAAATTATAAAAAGGGTGTTCCTCTTGCCGGACTTTGGTGGTTGCTGTACTATGTGTGAATAGTACAAAAACATCATATCATAATAAATTTATTTGTATATAATTTATTATGATTTCTTTGGTTTTTTAGGTAATCGTCTTGAATGTTCGTGTGCTATTGCAGACGCTTGATCAGCCGGGTATCCTTCTCTAATTAATTGAGAGATATTGTCGCTAACAGTCTTTCTTGATCTTCCTTTTTTCAGTGACATCGCTATTCTCCTAATAAAAAATGTTGTTTATTATTTTAACATCTTTTTTTATATTCTAAAATAGACTTTTTTGAAATCATCCATAAAAAACCAAATTTCTTTGCTTTTATTTTTCCATTAAAACATAATCCTTGGATTGTTCTAGTTGTTAAACCAAGAATTCTTGCAGCCTCTGATGTTGTGATGTAATCATCTTGTGTTTTTGTCATTGTTATTTTCTTGTTTAAGAAGCTGCTGGATAAGCTTTTGTTTATAAAGGATGTACATGTTTAAGGATCATTACCCAGCAGCTAAACTAGTTATTATACTCCTAAATTAACAAAGAGTCATCATAAAATTGTGGAAAAAACTTTTCCAACATTTCCCTTTCATACCTTTCTGTTGTAAGAGTATCCTCTATTTGTCTGTAATCTTCTTCTCTTTCTTCTTGATAAGAGAAATTTAATTCATCAGTTATCATTTGTTTCTCCTTTCTATTCTGTTAAATCTTCTACTCCAAATATTAAGACCCTCTTTTCACCGTTGTAGAGTCCGTCCCCAACAAAGTTAACAAGGTCTAATACTTTTCCATTTTTGGTTTTATATCCAATAGCCATAATAGTGGATTCATCAATTTGTTTTTCTTTTATAAACTCTAGTAGTTGCTTTACAATCATTGTTTATCCTCCTCTATTAAGTGCTAGATACATTTTTCCCATTATTTTGTCAGTTTCATTCACTCTATAAAGTCCTTTATCTTTTAAATAATCTGTTCCTACTTTATAAAGATTCCACGCTCTTACTTTTTTTATAAAAGCTTCTTCTCTTGTTTTCTTTCTCTTAACTAAATCTGAAAATTGTATTATTTCGCACATAATTGCCTCTTGTTAAATATATATAATAAAAACGTCTTTTTTCGCTTTTTTTTCTTCTTTTTCATTTCTTATCTGCACTGTCCCTTCACCCAGCCCTCTAATAAGAAAACAAGACCCTTCTTCATAATGCCCGGCTTCTTCGGGAACAATGACGACCTCTCTCCCTCTGTCTGTTTTTTGTTCTTTTAAAACTTTAAGTAAATCTTTAATTTTCATTTTATACCTCAATAAGTGGGGTGATAAATTTTCTTTTGAAGAGAAATGAATGGCTCAGTTTCTTACAAGAATATTTGAACCATTATAACTCCATTCCATCTTCAGCCAAATCATAAACCACCCCAGAAAAACGAAGAAAAGAGAGTTGTTGTTGTTTTTATTTATAAAGGAATATTGTGTTTTTATTTTATAATCATCTCTTTTCTTCAAGCCTTTTACTCTTGTCCCATCTCTCCCAATTGAAAAATAAATCTCCAACCCTCATGCCCATGGCATTTGCAATCTTTTTTATTATGTATGCATCATAATTTTTTGTTCTGTTAAATTCTATATTAGTTAAATAATCGCTGCTAATTCCTGCTTTTCGAGCTAAATAGCTTCTCTTTAACCTTCTATCATGTCTAGCTTGTGCAATCCGTTCACCTACGTTCATTTTTTCCTCCTTGTTTATAAAACATTTCCTAATTCTTTAACATATCAAGCATTATATCAACTTGTTTTGTTGAAAGCTCAATAATAATTTTAATTCTTAATAGCATTTGTTCATATTCTTTTTTTCTTTTTTCTTCATTTCTTATGTTTTCTAATATTATTTGGCGGTCATCCGAGCATGTTAGTTTTATGCTTTTTTGTTTCGCAATTTCAAGGGTTGTTAATACGATTCTTTCTTTTTCTATTACTTCGTCATAAGACTCTAATAGAGAAGAAAAAAAACCCTGCTTTCCTTCTTTTTCAAACATTTTACTATGCTCCTTGTTATAGTGCGGGCTGTTAGCAGTGTGCCCAAAAAAACTACCTTTTACAGCAAGCCCTTTTTGTCCACTAACAACCCGAATCTTTTAATTAATCTACAATAGATCAATCATTTATTCCTACTTTATTAATTGGTCATTAATTGCTTCAAACAATGTCTCTTTATCATATATGCACTTCCACATGTAATAAGCTGCATGAACACACGGCCATGTTTCACTTATTTTAGTTCTTGCAATAGCGTTATACAAATCTTCATAATGAAGGACATTAAACATTTCAGTAATAAAAGTGAGTTCTGATGTGGAATCATGCTGCCAATAGTAAAGTTGCTGTAAAGCTTCTTTCATTGCGTTGCCTATATCTTCAAAGTTATATACTTTCATGATCCCGCCCTCTTTTTAATAAAACTAAAAATTAAATCCTTTTTTATTAATCTTATATGCACAGTATAGCGCAGCTGCGAAACTTGTCAAGTGTTTTTTTAAACTTTTTTTTAACTTTTCTTGTTTTTTTTAAATATTTGTTTATAATTGAAGTGAAAAAGAGGAGAAAAGCATGACGTTATCGAATTCTTTCAGAATTAGAAATAATAACTTCAGTATATATATGTATATTGATTTTGTGGAGGCTCCATATAAAGCAGATTATTATGAAATAGACGACATTGTCTTTTATAAAGAAAAAGAGGAAATAAGTTTAGATAGCTTAAGAGAAGAATTACAGAAAATTTCTAAAGATGAAATAATTTCTTTGTTTTTTGGAATACTTGAGAGTTTAGCGTGAAATAAGGAGAAAACGATGGGAAGAGACACAACAAGAGAACTATTAAATCCGGAATTTGATAGAGATGATTATATTTATGAGAAAGGAGAGTTAGGCGATGCTTGTCGTCTAGTGAGCTATCTCGGCAGATCTTCAGCGGGAAGTTTTGAAATGTATAATCTAGCATATAAAGAAGCAAAAGCAATCTGGAAGGCTCAAAGAAAAAAAGTACTCAACGCAATTTGGGGTGAGGAGAAGGAGCAATGAGCGCAATAGCAGAGTATCTTACAAGACCAGTTAAAGTTGATGCAAAACTTCTTAGAGAAATCAGAGAAATCGTAAATGAATTAGATGGTCTTATTAGAGAAATTGATTTCAAGAATATACTTATAGATTTCGACATGATTACTTTTCATTTATTGAGCGATATTTCTGAGCTAAAATGGGAATTAACTAATTATGTTACTTCAGACTCCAAAATCGGTTTTGATTCTTTGTGTATTATAGATAAGAAAATATTTTGTTTAACAAAAAATATAATAGAACTTCAAGAAGAAAAATTTATGTATGAATATAATAAATTAGTGTACGAATTAGAATATTTAATATTTAAACTAGCTGTCGTCGGAAATAGATTCTTTGCTGCATATTATGAAGAAAGAGAGAAGAGCAGTGAAATTAACAAATGATGAAAAACATAAAGCTTTAGATTCTGTCTTGCATCACTTGCTTGATAAAAAAGAAAACTATGGATTCCAAATTAACAGGCTTGAAGAAGAAATTCCGACTTGGGAAGAAGAAAGGAAAGGGCGCAAAAGTGGAAGCAGAATTGCATATCTTATAGATCACACAATTGAAAGCAGTAAGATCTTACATGAAATATTTAAGATTAAACAGAATTTAACAAATAGAAACATAGCTTCTTTGCGAAAAAGAATAAATAAATATCAAGCAATTGACGATTGTACATAATTTGTGTAATGGAGAAGAATAATGATATGTAAATTAATAAACATAATAAAATGTAAATTTAAAAGAAAGGAATGTAGATGCAAGGATTGTAACTGGCTTGATAAAGAAAATTGTCTTATAAAAAATGATTTTAATCCCTATCACTTTGACGGTTTAGCTTTTTGTAGATGCCCGGCAAACAATAAAGATAATGGGTTTCTAATTATTGAAGGAATTAAGAATAAAAACAAGCAAGCAGCTGTAGCATACACAGAAGATTTTCTAATAATTGATGTAACAACCATGCGATGTGAAAACTTCAAAAAGAGAAGATAATTGACGATTGTGCATAATTTGTGTAATAATATGCCTGCTTTTAGTAAGAACAGGTTGTAGGAAAAAAGATATGGAAGAAGAAAGCAAGGTGTGCTTTAATTGTAAATGGCTTCGTAAAGTCTATTGTGCTACAGATGATTGCGAAAGCGGCTGGTGTATGAACACAGCTAATAAGAATGATTATATAGAAGAAGGTTTAATAGTTAATACAACAATAGTTACATGTGACAACTTTAAACGAAAAACAAAGAAAGGAGTAAACAAATGAGAAACGAAGATGAATTACAAAATAGTCAATCAATGCCTGGATCTACTTGCTTAAGAGATCCGAAGGGGCGATTTCTAGACTCAGGAAATCCGAAGGGAACTAAGTCAATTTGGGCGCAGATGTATAAAGATCATCAAGTATATGACTCTATTCACGCAATGATGGAAAAAGCTATAGACATGGCTATAGAAGGAAATGCAGACATGCTCAAGTTCTTCTTAAGACCTATAATTCCAGCGGTCAAAAGAGACAATCCGATTGCAACTCCGGGCTTATCATTCGGATCTCCTTCTGATAAATCAAACATGATAATTAAGCGAGTAGAAGAGGGTGGAATAACGCCGCTCGAGGGAGAAGCATTGATGAATCTAATTGTGAAACACACAGGCATGGAGTACGTAGAAGCAATGGATCAGAGACTTAAGAGAATTGAAGACAAGGCGGGGTTAGAATGACTGATGATGAATTTGAGAAATATTGGTTTTGCGATGACGAATACTGGTCAGATATTTCTGAAGAAGATCGAGATCATGCATTTATTTGTTTTGGAGAATGGATAAAAAGAAAGCATCAGAATGTAGACGAAATATTTGAATTTCATGTATTAGATCTTTTTGAAAAAAACGATGATAAATACTATGATATTTATAATTTTATAAAAGCGAAACAAAATTGGGAAGCTGAATGGCGAGTATATTGTTATTGGCGGCACTCAGCAAATAAAAAAGCTTTTTTAGAAGGTATTGAAGAAATAAAAAGAAAGAAGGAGGCAGAGTGATAGAAGAAGAAGCAGAACAAAAGAAGCTCAGCTCTTTTATAAAATATATAGCTTGGGAGCACTTAGGAGACGGGTTTTTACGCTCGATAGAAGATATTAGTTTAGAAGAGGATGAAGATGAGTAAAGCTAAAATAGAAATAACACTAGAAGATGTAATCAACAGAGAATTTAATCTTAAAGTTCTTGAGTTACGCTTCGATAGTATGCTACCTGAGCTAAGAAAAGCTTTTATTTACTTATATAGATGGGTTAAGAGTGGTAATGAAGCGTATGTGTATTTTGAGGTTTTTGATTCTTTTCCGGAAAATCCTGATTGTGCGGAAGATGACGAGTTTTTAAGAATAGCAATAAGACGCGAACCTTTCTTGTACGCAGCATATACAGCGTGGGAGTACGGAGGTGATGAGCTATTGCGTCAAATAAAAGAGTATTTATTAGATGACGAGGAAGAAGAGGAGGAGGATGAATAAATGATAAATCTAATTCACAGTATTTTACCAAACAGCGTTTTTGTTATTACTTTGTCAGATGTGATCGGAGTATGGCTAAGTATTAGCGTGTTGATAGCAGCGGCTATATGGGGCCTATTTTTACTTGTGCGTTATTTGTGGAGGAGATATAAATGAGCGGTTATTATATTACAGATATTAAAGAAATTAAGGGTAAAGTAGAGATAGTCAAAATCTCGGACAGAGAAGATGATACAGATGCGGAATATTGGGATTCTACTATTTTTGCAAGAATAGAAACTGACGATGAAATTAGATGGCTTGCAGCAGACAGCGATACTTCCGTTTTCACTTCGCCGTGGAGCAGTTTTGAAAGAGAATATCAACTGGAGAAGAATAAGAACAAAAAAAAGGAAGTGAAGAAAGCATCAGAGACAATAGATAAGCTAAAAGAAAAGGTAGATAATTTCAGAAAGAGAGTAGATGAAATTTTAGGAGAATAAATAATGGCAACTATAATAGAACACATTGACATGAAGTTAGTTATGTTGAGGGCTGAGGTAGCACATGTTTCTGATGAATTAATACTACTGTGTTGTAGCGAAGAAATAGAAGTCAGACACAGGGTGGTATTGAAACAAATAGAAGCTCTCGAAAAGCATCGTGAGGAAATCAAGAAAGAAAGGGAAGAATTAAGACAATTTCAACTCGACATAGCGGTTGGTGAAGTTGAAAATGAATTAAATCATATTAAAAAAGCGTGTGAAAGAGACGGGGCAATATTAGAAAAAATTGTTGACAAGAAAATATTAGACAAAGTGGGATGGAAATATGGAAATGAGGAGGGTGAATAAATGACAGATAATTATGTTGATTTTTTTAAATATATGAGTGAGTCGCAAAAGTCAGCTTTTAAGGCTTTATATTTTTGGGTTTTAAAAACGCCTGCGGCTGACATAAGTGATGAATATACTTTTACGCCTAGCTATAAAGAACATATTAATATTAGCCGTTCTGTCTTAGACATATTTGAGAATGGAGACAAAAAAACAGACATATGGAGCAAAACGGTTGAAGCTTATCCTTTTTTGTATGCAGCACATTTAACATGGAAACAATTTAAGATTATGATGCCTGGTCGATTGTTAGACGCTATTAGAGAGCAGTTGATTGATTATAATTATGATATAAAGAGATTCGGTGTACATGAAACTGAACATCATAAAAAGGCAAGTAAATGTTAACTATATTTTGTATTCTTATTGCTGCGGGTGTTATAATAGAATCAGATTCATTTTCATTTAGAGATGCTGTATGGATTGTTATAGCTATATGTGGGATAAGGATGTTATTTGGATAGGGAATAATAAGCTATGCTAATAAATATTGGATTTTTAGTACTTTACAGAAGAAAGAAAAGAGGTTAATGGGCCTGATAAAATTCAATAAGAAGGAGGAGTAGCTATGGCTGCTAAGAAATTACAATTTGATTACAAGAAGATTGATATGAAAGTAAAGATAGGGCTTAAGAGACTTTGTTTAGCACAACATTATGTAAGTGCCGGCTGTGCGGGCGAATATTTTGATTGTTGGTTGTTTGCGTTATTTAGTATGTCTTATGCAGATACTGAGCGACATTTAGAGAAAGCGATAGAAGCATGGCCGGATTTGTACGAAGCTTTTCAATTGTTCAACTCTCTAGACGCTGAAAACAGGAGAAAACTTATGTATAAAATTCATAAAGAATTAATTGTTCCTTTTTGCAAGGATGAGGAGAAATGATATGACAGAAATGACAGATGAAGAAAAAAGGCAACAGGAATTAGACTATGGATTGATTCTAGCGACGAGTAACAATTATAAGCTACTAATAGATCTTCTTCTTGAAAACGGAGCAAACATTAATGTTGTTGTTCCTCCAAAATCTTATTGGCAACTATATGAATCTTGTATGTCTATAGCTATTAAAGACAGAAACTTATTTCTTGCGAAGTATTTACTTTCAAAAGGAGCCTTAATAAATAATCCGATTAGTAATGAGTGCGCACCACTCGTAAATGCTATAAATAATTATGATGTAGAAGCAGTTAAGTTTTTATTGGAAAATGGCGCATCTGCACACGGCTGGTATGAGAAACCACATCAAACTTTCTTAGATCGTTGTATCAATAGAGTAGTGTATAGTGAAATAAAGGAAAGAAAGGAGTTATTACAAATAACACAACTATTACTCGATCACGGAGCTAATTTTAAAAAATCAATCTCAGTCTTAGAAAAAAAGGAGCAGGAATAACATGGACTATCTTATGTTAACTATTATTGGATTGCTAATAGCGATAATACTTCTGTTAGCAACTCCACTGATAGTTACTGTTCTCGTAATTCTCTTTGGCGTTTTTCTGTCAATCTTGTTTATGTTGATTGGTGCGGTTCTTGGAGTTTGGCTTGGTGTTATATTTGCATATGAAGTTATAAGAGACAATGTTAAAAATCTTATTTGGAGAATCAGGAGGGATAATGGATAAAGAGTTAAGACCTGTAAATTTTAGAGGCCCACTGCCTCTTTATATATCAGACAAAGATTTTTTGACAGATTGCGACTCTTACTCTTCTATTGGTTTCTTATCAGAAAGAGTAATTAAAGAAAACTTTTACTCACTAACTGACAATGAGAAAATTATAGACCAAATAAGGTTTTTTGTATGGCAATATTTATGTGTTTTCCATAATTCAGAGGAATTACTAAAAAATCCAGGATTAATAGAACGTCAATTTCACAATGTGATTTCTTTGTTGATAGAATTAATAAAAAACAATTCTGAAGATTATCCTATAAGGATGACAGGATTAACAGCTGGGATTGCAATAGAATATGTGTTAGAACAGGAGGGATAATATGAATGACGAGGGAATCTGGAGATCGTTGGTGGGCGATGAAAATTATGAGAAAATTGAAAAGGAATATCAAAGAAAAGTCTTTGAAGATAAAATAAGGCATAACGCTGAACTAAGAATGATAAAAGATATGGAAAGAAGATGTCGATTAATACATGAACAGAAGAAACGTTCATTATTTTCTAAGCTTTTCCCTTTTTTACGTTCCTCTTGGTCACTAAGATCTTATGATGAGGAATAAATAATGAGCAAGAAAAAGATAAGAGAGGAATCAGGCGAACTACAAAGCGTAACGTGTAAAGGATTACAAGAAGACGACCCAATTCTTATAGAAATTTATGAAGCAATTAAAGCAATTAAAGCAATCAAGAAGCCCAGCTTTTTTTTAAAAGCAATCAAGATCATGTCTCTTTTAATGATCTTCTTAGTTCCTGTATTATTGTGTAGCTTAATGCTCATGCATATTAATTGTCCTGCGTGGATTATTGCTACGTTAAGTTGCGCTTACGGTGGTTTTTGTAGCTACAAATATGCTGTTAAGAAGCTAGGTGACAATGTGTTTTATATTTGGACATAGGAGAAGAATAATATGGTATACATAAACACAACAAGAGATCAAGAAATAAACAAAGAAATTGTTGATAAAATAGTTGAAGAATTGCTTTATTACTCTAAAACTTTTCGTACAGAGTTTAATAAGGAAGCAATCTTAGCATTAGGCCGGATTGGGTGGGCGACTAAAGAACATCCGGAAATACTTTCAATGTTGTTTGAAATTTTAGATGATTGTACTTTAGTAACTGTCAAAGAAGCAGCATTAGAAGCTATTTTGGATATAACACAAGAATTAGAAGGGAATGCTTTAAAGAAGGTAATTGATCTGCTAACAGAACGCTATCTTCCTGCATACCCTCAATTATTCTCCGCGTTAGGAAAGATAGGAAGGTCATTAGAGCCGGATAATATTAGACAGTGGGAGAATTTGAAGGCCGGAATAGTTGAGGCATAAAAAATAGCTACAGTGTTTCGATAAATTCGAACAACTGAAATAAGGGAGAAGAATGATGACAGAGAGCTTTAATAGTCGTAAAACAGGGCTACTATATGAGGAGCCTGATTATTATATTACATATGGCGATATACGCAAGATGGCTTCTGAGCTGCAAGAAGATTATAATCACAGTGGTGATATTTGGTTGGGTGAAATCATAGCTTTTTTAGTGGATGAGATAGAAGACCTTAAGGAAGAAACAGAAAGGAATGTTAAAAAACACACAACTACTAAAGAGGCTTGACAGAGCAGAGCAACATTATATGACTGATGAAGTCATACATTTCTCATTAAACGATGATTTCGTATCAAACGTCACAACTCGCGCTAAAGAATATGAGCCAAGCAAGACTGGATTAGTTTTTCATCAGTGCAATGATGAGGTTAAAGTCATTATGGGTCCGTTCGGATCTGGCAAGTCAGTTATGTGCTGTCACGAGGCTCTTTATAGGGCTGTTACAATGCCTAAATGCAATGATGGGATAAGAAAATCTAGAGGGCTAATAGTCAGAAACACAGCAGGAAAAATAGAAACCACAACATTAACTACATGGCTTCAATGGTTTGGTAGATTACCGCTTATAGAAAAACGTAAGAAGCCAATCTTGACTTACAAATATCGTTTTGCTGATAAAGATGGTGTTGTTGAAATAGAATTGCTGTTCATGGGGTTAGACAGAGAAGATCAGCGAGATGCTCTTGAGTCATTAGAGCTTACTTGGTGTTATTTTAATGAAATTCAGCATATCCCAGAGGGGATATTTAGTCACATGACTGGAAGAGTAGGGAGATTTCCTGCAAAATGGCAAATTGAAAATGAATATTGGGGTGGAATCTTAGGCGATACTAACCCACCCGATACTGATCATTGGTTGTACAAGTATTTTGAGATAAACAAGATACTAGGCACTTCCTTGTTCAAACAACCACCCGGATTAATAAAAGATAAAAACAGTAATTGGATAGATAATCCAGAAGCTGACAATATAAAGAACCTTAAGAAAGATTATTACTTTGATTATGCTAGAAAGAATAAGTTTAGAGAAGAGATCATAAAAGTATATTGTCGCGGAGAGTGGGGAATTGTTGTACTAGGCAAGCATGTTTTTGATGAATACAATGATGATGTTCATAGTGTAGAAGAAGTACAAGTGTTAGAAAATCAACCAATTTACATTCGTTTTGATTTTGGGTATACTCCGGCCTGTTTAGTGATGCAATTTAGAGATGACGGACAATTACGTTGTATTAAAGAATTTACTACTGAGAGGATGGGAATACGTGAATTTGCAAGAAGTATTGTTATTCCATACATAAATGCTAACTTTGAGGGATATACTTTTGACTCTAAAGGTGATCCAGCTGGAGACGCTGGAAGCAATATATCTGAAGTAGCAGAGAGTGCAATGGAAATTCTCAAAGAAGAGGGATTGCCGACTGATAGGGCATTAACCAATGTGTTATTACCTAGACTAGAGGCTGTTAAGTATTATCTTAATACTTTAATCAAAGGTGAGCCTGCTATTGTTATCTCTAGAAAAGAATGTCCGCAGCTTAGAAAAGCACTTAGTGGACATTATTGCTACAAGAGGATGAGAGTTATTGGCGAAGAAAGATACAGAGATGTTCCTAATAAGACTCATCCATTTAGTGATATTGTAGATTGTCTGCAATATGGGGCCTTAGACGGACATTATAACAAGAAAATGTTAGAACGTGAGTTTGATATTTCTAAATATAGTTCCGTTTCAAAATATTAGGAAAGAAGATGAGAACTAAAATACCAAAGCAAGATAAGAAGTTATTAGATAAAATCAAATCCAATATTGATAATTGGTACAGCTATTACTCGCATAATGTTGAAACATACAGACAAGACACAGAATTTTCTTATCTTGAAAACGGGCAGTGGGATAAAGCTGAAATAAACGATTACAAAGACAATGGCCGCCCTAGATTTACTTTTAATATGATTCCTAAATATTTAAATAGTATGGCGGCTCAATTTGAGCAAAACATTCCACAGCCCAAAGTCAGATCATCCACAGATGGTGAAATATATGATTTATCACATCAAGATAGTCAAGAGACAGTTGATATAGTTACGTCTCTTTTACGAAGAATAGCTTTGAGATCTGAGACTAATCTTGTCTATTCAACAGCGGCAAGTTGTGCATGGACAGGGGGTTACGGGGCATTCAGAATTGTTGTTGAGCCTGAATCTGATTTAAGTTTTAATTACTGTATTAGGTATAAATCAGTTGAAAACCCTACACTATGTTATTGGGACAGTTCGGCTCGTGAGGTCGACAAATCTGACGGGGATTATTGCGGGGTAGTTACGCAAATCTCCAAAGCGGAATTTAAAGAAAAATATCCCAAATTTAAAGTAGCAGAGGCAGATGATTTTGAAGTTACAGACCAACCTTTTCCATGGCAAGATAAAGAATCAATTGCAATTTGTGATTATTATATGAAGGAATATTATACTGTTAATGTGGTTTTATTAAGCAACGGATCGTTCATAAAAAAACCAGAGGAAGAAGTCGAACAGGAATTATCAAAATATAATGCTATAAACCCAGAACCTCTTTCAATAGTTAAATCAGAGATGAAAACAACATACAGAATAAAACATTATAGAATTACTCAAAATTATATTATAGAAGAATCAATTTTCCCAGGCGAACAATTACCTATAATTTTTCAAGCAGGCATAACAAAGTGGATCAAAGGAAGAGAGTACACTTATTCAGCCATCAGATTCATGAAAGATGCACAAAAATCATACAACAGATCAAGATCTGAATTGGTTTATAGATTACAGACATCAAGAATAGCTCCATGGCTTGTAGCCACTGGGAATATTCCTTCTGGAAAGGGAAAAAATGATCAATGGACTAACGCACATCGTCAGCAAGGAGCTTTGGTTTTTAATGAGGTACAATCTGGATTTATTCCGCAACGCCAACAGCCGCAACAAATTGATCCTGTTTTAATCCAAGAAGTAGAAAGATCATATTTTGATATACAGAATATTCCCGGCAGATCTGAAGTGGCGACAGGAGCACCAAGCAACGAAAGTAGCGGTGTGGCTGTAAATAATAGGTTAGCCTCATCAAATTTAAATATAAAGATATTTTTTGATAATGCCTTGAAAGCTATCGAATCTGGATTAAGGTGCTCAATTGGAGCACTTCCCGAGGTATATGACGGAAGAAGAACTGTGAGCATTTCGACGCATGACGGTAAAACTTTGAGTCAGCCTATTAATGACGAAAGAAAGAAGGAAACAATGATAAAAGCCACAAAATACACTGTTGAAGTGAAAGCCGGAGCTAGTTTCGAGATGGATAAGCAGCAGCAATTTAATAACATGGTAAACGCAATAAGAGTTAATCCAGAGCTTGGCAAGATAAGTCCTGACATATTAGCTGAGCTTGTTGACATAAAGAGTGCAGATACTTTAGTTCAGCGAGCAAAAGATTTAATTCCTGTAATAATTGCTAAAGAAGAGAAAAAACCAGCCCCTCAACAAAAGCCTAATCCATTAATGATGGCTCAAGTACAAAACATTAATGCTGATACTCAGAAAAAGCAAACTGAGGCTATGAAGAATCAATCTGAAGCAGCAAAGACACAAATGGAGACTCATTCTTCGCATATTGGCGCAGCTACTGATATAATGAAGGAATTAGGTAAGAAAGAAATTGAAGATTCTAAGATTGATCTTGGACATAGGAAAGTTGATGCTGAAATGGCCAAGGCTAATACAGATCTAGCTAGAGAATATATTAGCGTAGCAGGAAGGGGCGAAGCATGATAGATGAGAGATTAGAAAGAGAAGCTGTTTTACTTGATGAGTTTGTGAAGAAATATCGCGGTGAATTAGATAGAAAACAAAAACATGATCTTTTATTAGCCAGGGATAACTTAAGAAAAGTCAAAGCTGTCTATGCTTTGTACAAAATAAGAATTGAAGAGGCTAGAAGAATAAGAGACGAGATCACGCTTAATAAATTTATTAACAGGGAGGGTGAGTATGCCTAAAAAAGCCATAATAAGAGAAAACGGTCCAAAAACACATCGTTTATTTGACATAAGCAAGTTTGTTATAAAAGAATTTTTGGAGGATAAAGAGTTGCGATCTAAAATAACTTTGCAACAAGTAGAAGTTTTACGAATGAGATTTGGAATAGGGTTGGATAAAGTTTATACATTGGCAGAGGTGGGAACCGAACTTTGTCTTACGCCTGAACGTATTCGCCAAATAGAACATAGGGGATTGCGGATTATAATAAAGGTCTTAGAAAAAGACTTGTTGTTTTTCGCCAAATAGAAAAAAGACAGATATAAGAGATGAACGATGATAAGAGAAACATATACTGACCCAAAAGCCGCCAATCCACCTAATTTTACAATAAAAGAAGAACTACAAAAACAGAAAGAAAGAGCAAGGCAGCGAGAAATCGAAGAAGAAGAGTCAAAAGAAGCAAGAAGAGAAGCAGAAAGAATAAACAAAGAAAGAAAGAGAAGAGCTGCAAACAAAAAGAGAAGCCAGGAAACACAGCGACTTCTTAAGGAAGCAGGATTTGAGCCAATAAGCGAAGAAGTACAGAGAGAAAGATTATACAAAATTAGCAGACAAATAAGTTAAAAATGGAAAATCCACACCCAGAAATAGTCTTTTTTTGACAAAAAGCTGAAAAATTCTCCCAAAAATGTAAAATAAACTCCTAAATCATTTACGCGAAAGTACGCGTTTTCATACGCATTCATACGCTTTCATACGCATTCCGTAGACAATTTATTAAAAAAGGAAGATATGAGCACTTTTTTTAGGGTTCATATCTTCCCTTTTTGTCCAAACAGCCTCCTTTTATCTTAATATTTCTTATCAGAGCCTATCAGAGATGGAAAATAAAATCAGTGTTTTTCCCTTAATAATCAATATGTTTTATCTTTTGGACATTTCATGTCCACATCTCGGACATTTCATGTCAGCCTTGGCATTGTCACTAAGCCCCCTAATGCCAACTTTTTCATTTGAACAACGGAGCATCAAAAGAGGGAATTCCCTCTTCTTCTCCCCGTCATATTATAATATCTTTATTTTTCAATAAATTATAACAGGGAAACTCCCTCCCGTTGCCCCCTGTTATTCTTTTCCAATACAAGTTTGGCATTAACCCCCCTTCGTGCCAATGCCAAACTTCAAGAAAATAGTCACCTCGCGCATTTAATCTTATTCCAGCAATCTCATATATGGAGCCATATAACCACAGACTGTGGATAACCCTGTGAATAACTCTTGACATCCTCTAAATAATCATATATGATACCAAACATGATGAATGCGACATCTTTTTATTCGTAGCGGAAACGTGATCAGCTTTCACGGCAATTTGTAAATCAAGTTGATATGAACTTAGGTAATTGATCTATGACAGATGAGAATACAGTTAACAATAATGAGGACATAAATCCGGTCGAACTTCCTGAGTCGAAAGACGATGTTAGTTCAGAAGCGAGTAAAGAAGAAACTGTAGTTTCTCCTGAAGTGAAGGAGGAGCTAGAGAAAAAGTATACAGAAAACGATTTAGATGCTAGAAGCGCAAAAGTTCGTTCAGTTACGCAAAGAAGATCGCAAAAGACTATTGATGAGTTGAACAAAAAGATTGCAGATCAAAGCAGTCAAATGAATCAATATTCTTCGCAATATTCTGCTAATGGAATGAATAATGTGCCTGAAGGACACGTTTTTGATTCAGTGTTAGGGGCAATACCAAACGACATGAGTCGTGAGCAGTATTCTGCTGCCGTTGAGGCGGCATTAATTCAGCTTCAACAAGATGGTGCTTCACATAAGGCTAATCAAGACAATCTTCAGACAGCATCGGAACAACCTTCTGTTTCTGGTGCTCCTAAAAACGTAGAAGATCAATTCTACGATTGTTGTGTTTCAATCGATGATTTTGAGAAGGTTATGCAGAATAACCCAGTTACTCAGGAAATGGTTGTTGCAGCAGCAAATTTAGATGAAAAGAGCGGTATGAAGTTCTTGTATGAGTTAACTAAAAAAGATCCTTTAGAGATCTATAAATTATCTCGTTTGAATCCAGATCAAATGAAAATGGAATTAATTAGAAAGCATATTTTAGCTAATGAAACAGCTAAGAAAAGTGTTTTAACTAATGTTCCAGATCAACCTAAGTCATTAAACGGTTCGGGTCAAATTAATGATCCTTCCGCAATGACTTACGAAAAAAGAAGAGCTATGTATAAATAGAAAATCTTCTGCCTCGTAAGTATATTTTATTTTTATATTTTAAAAATTGAGGAATTATACTTATGACTAATACTTATACTACCATGCAAGATGTTTCGGAAAGCGCACTTGCTATGCTTGTCAATCAACTTGGATTTGTAGCTTCTGCTGATACTCAGTATCAAAAAGATTTTGAAACTGGGCATTGGGACAAAGGGGATACAATCACAATTCGCAAACATAATCGATTTAATGTTTCTGATGGAGCTGTAATATCATCGATAGATGCTATTAACGAACCTTCAGTTGACTTAACTTTAGATTATAGAAAAAAGGTTGTTCAAGACTTTACGACTCAAGACTTAACTTTATATACACGGCATAAATTTGATGAAAGATTCATTAAACCTGCTGTTGTAGATCTTGCTAATGCAATTGAGTTATCTGTTGCTCAAGAATTATTTAAGAAAACTTATTTCCATCTAGGAACTGCGGGCGTTGCTCCAACAACATTTGCAAATCTAAGTAGAACTAGAGCATATTGTAATAAATTGGGTATCCCAGCATATAATCGTTATATGGGATGGGATGAAGACAGTTATGCAGAGTTTATTTCTAATTCTAACTTACAAAATAATTTTGTTAAGGACACGAATGTACAAATCAATAAAAATGCATATCTAGGAGCTTTACTACAATTTGAGCATTTCACCTCTGTTTCTGCGCAAACCCATATTGCTGGTACTGGCGATGGAACTGCTGTTGCTGATGGCTATCAAGCTGCTGGCACAGTTAATGGTGAAGTAACTGACGGAGTTACAATTGTTGTTCAAGGTGTAGAGGCTGACACTGAGAATGTGTTTAGAGCTGGTGATAAGATTTATTTTGGAGGTGTTGAGACTTTAAATCCACGTTCTCATGATTCTGTAGGAAGAGCATATCAAGCTGTTGTTACGGCTGATGCTGATTCAACTGGAACCGATGTTACAATTACAGTATCTACACCTGTTATTTCTGATGTTACTGATCCTTTCAGAAATATCACTGCTCCAATTCCAGATGACGCACCTATATTTATAGCAAGTGCTGGAACTGATCCTTATAAGCTAAGTTATGCCTTCTGCAAGGATGGCATTGTATTTGCTGCTCCTCCTTTAAGAATTCCTTCATCTGTTTCGACCTCAGGGCGTAAAACAGATGATCAAACTGGAATCTCTATAAGGCTGATCGAAGAATATGATGTTATTAACGATAGAATTATAACGAGATTTGATGTTCTTTACGGAATCCTAATTAATGGCGACCGTATTGTTGGTCAACTCGGGTAATTTTTATTTACTTATCACAAGGCCGTTATGTTTTTTATCATATTCGGCCTTGTAAAAGAGGTGCATCATGGATTTGCAAGTAGATAGATTAATAGAATCAGCATATCAAATAATAAATATTGCTTCGGAAGATAGGCCTTTATCTGGATATCAAAAAACCCAAGCATTAGGACAGTTAAACATTATTATTGATTTATTCTCTGGAAATTCTCAACAAATTTCTTTTAGTAAAACTCTTTCATTTCCTTTAACAATTGGTAAACAAGTATACACAATTGGTGACGGAGGGGATTTTGGTGATTCAAGATTAATAATACTAGAAAAAGCTGTTTTAATTGATGGCAATATTCAGTATCCACTATCTATTCTTAGCGACAATGCATTTTATGGTATTTCGAGAAATTTAAATACAAACGGAAAACCATCTAAACTCTTTATACAAAATAATTTAGATGAACTTTCAGAAATACATTTTTTTATTATTCCTGATAAGGCTTATGAAGTAACTCTTAAAGGAAAATTTGTATTACCTAATGTAGAGCTTGATGCAAATATTGAAAATGTTCCGGCGTATTATTATGGATATTTACAATATTATTTAGCCAAAGTTATGCATACTTTTTACCCCTCTTCAAGCTGGTCACCGGAATCAGAAAGTTTCTTTACGCAATATAAAACAGAATGTTTGGCTGCTAACGACATTGATTTAGATGTGCGAACGTTCAAATTAAAAAGTGCAAACGGTTATGGTAGTTATAATATTTATGCAGGTTAATATATATGCAGAAAACTGTGAATTTAGACATTGTAGGAGATTATTCAAGATTCGGACGTGATGAATTTGACCCTAAAAGAACATTAAATATGTATGTTGCATATGATCCTGTTGGTAAAAACACTAAATGTTTATTTACAAGACCAGGAATACATGAAGCCAAGCAAATAAAGCTAAGAGGAACAAATAGGGCTGAAACAATTTATGGTCGAGCTGCTCATGTTTTTGACAATAAGACTTTTGTAGCAATAGGAGATACATTTTATTTTCTAGATTCTACTTTTAATTTAGTTTTTCTCGGAAGCTTAAATACAGATAAAGGATATGTGGGAATAGCTGATAACGGAACTGAGCTTATTGTTGTAGACGGAAAAGGAGGGTGGACTTATAACAAAGATACTAAAGTTTTCCAACAAATCACAGCTCCTGGTTTCTTTGAAAACCCATCAGATGTTCAAGTTCTTGCACAAAGATTTATCGTTATAGAGAACGGAACTAACAGATGGGCTATTTCTGGAATTAATGATGCGCTTTCTTGGGATACTCTAGATAGGGCGGCTATAACTGCTTATGCAGATATTACTAATGCAATAAGAAGCATAAAAGGATTGTTATATCTATTTGGCGAGAGATCTGTTGAGGTTTGGTCTGATACAGGTGGTTCTTTTCCTTTTAGCAGATTAAATACTCAAACTTTAGACTTTGGGTCAGCAGCCAGCGGAGCTGCTGCAAGTGATTTTGAGCATTTGATTTGGCTTTCACAAACAAGAAGCGGACAGATTTCAATACATATGACGGATGGAGGAGCACCCCAAAGAATAAGTAATTCAGCATTAGAACAAGAATTGAGCATATATGAGAATCACAGTGATGCTTCTGCATATATGTTTAAAAACGATGTGGGATATATATTCTATGTGATCAATTTTACTACAGACAATCGTTCATGGATGTATTGCATAAATACAAACACCTGGTCACAAATTGCCTACAAAGATACAGATAGGTGGCTTCCAGAGTCATATTTTAATTTCAATAATAAACATTATGCTCTGTCATATAATTCTTTCCAAGTGTTTGAAATGTCTGATATTTTTTATGATGACGATGGTGTTTCAATAAAAAAGATGAGAGAAGTTGGCGTTTTCTCTCTTCCTAACTATAAGAATCATTCTATTCACGAAGTAAGTTTTGATCTAAAAGTTGGTGTAGGAAAAGAGTACGGAAAAGATGAAGAGCCACTTCTTATGTTAGAGGTCTCCAGAGATGGAGGAATTTATTTTGGAAATCAATCAAGTAAAACGATAGGAAAAATAGGAGAAAGGAGAACACAGGTTAACTTTTTTAATTTAGGACAAAGTCATTTAACTGTTTTTAGAATAGAAAATTATAACAACATTCCGTTTGTTTTATTGGGGTGTTGGATGGTTATAGGAGTTGAAGAATAATGTTAGAAGATCAACCTTCTGGAGATTTTATAACTGGTGAAACAAGGATAAATCCAAACTGGAATAATTGGTTTAGCTTTTTAACGCAGAGAATAAATCATGGTATTCCACCTGGAACAACTCAAGAATTATCTGCCGCAAGTCAGATAGCAGTAAATGCGGATTTGATGAGAGTAAAAGGAAGTACGCCGGGAACAACAACATTAACAAACCCCATTCAGATGTCTGCTTCTGATGATGGTAAAAGTGTGAAGATTGTGGGAGCTAGCGATACACACAAAGTTAAGGTGGTTAATGGAAATGGATTCAAACTAGTCGGTGGAGCTGATTTTGAGATGGGGGATGGAGATGTGATTGATTTACATCATGACACAGAAAAAAATTTATGGATTGAGAATTACAGAAACAATAATTAATTGGAGGTAGATATGGGTTTTTTAGATACACTTTTCGGCGGTAAAGCCGGAGGAACTGGGGAAGCTGAAGAAACAATACAGCAGCAAATGGAGCAGCAACAAAAGATGTTGCAACAATCATTAGGCTATCTTAGTCCTTATGAACAGATAGGATCACAGGCTATGGGTGATTATACGTCTGCTTTAGGACAATACGCAGATCCAACGCAGCTATATTCTAAAATAATGGGATCTTATCAACAATCTCCTGCTGCCCAATTTCAAGAACAACAAGGTATGGGGCAACTACAAAATACCATGGAAGCCCAAGGTCTTGCAGGAAGTGGGCAAGAGGCTAAAGATGTTCTAGGGTATTCACAAGGACTATCTTCACAAGATATGCAGCAATATCTACAGAACACCTTAGGAATGGGGCAAACATATCTTAGTGGAATGGGTGGAGTAGCACAACTTGGTCCTCAAATGGCTATGCAAGAAGCTGGCTTAACACAAGGAACAGCCGGGCAACTTGGAGGTTTATCTGAGCAATTAGCTAAATTACAACAAGCAGGTGGCCAATCATATAGTGCTGGATTAATGGGACTATTAGGAGGCGGCTTAACTGGATTAGGTTCTTTAGCCGGAGGCGGTGGTCTATCTGGATTATTTGGAGGATTCGGATCTGGAATTACGCCTAAAAAAAACACTACAGATACAGGTAAGACGTTTATATAAGAAGAGGAAATAATTATGGCATATGATCCATGGCAAGCAGCAACAAGAGGCAGTCAAGTAGCACAGAATATTGCTAATGCATACCAACAAGCTAAGCAGCGCAAAATATTAAATCCTTATTTACAGCCTGAAGCTAAAGCAGGTCTTGATTTAAAAAGAGCACAAGCACAATTAACTCAGGCAAAAGCTCAAGATCCTTTATTAGGGTCTGGTGGCTCATTTACTGGTGGTCCTGGTTTGACAATTCAGCGCGCTAAAATTAGGAGCTTGATGACTGGGCAACCTTTTCAGATAACGAAGGAAGATCTGACCGCAGGTGAAAACAGGGCGGCTGCTCAAACAGCTAGCTTGCAGCAACGAGGAACTTGGTCTTATTTACCTGATGCTACTAAATTGCAAATGATAAAGGCAGCCCAACAACAAGCAGCTCAAGGAGATAGAAGTGCTTTAGACGCTGTTCTTCCTCAAATGAGTTCAATTGAAAAACAACATTTTGGATTAGCCACTGATACAGGACAAGAATTACACGCTGGTCAAGCAGCTACTACCGGACAACCTTTACAGCCGCCAACTGCTATTGGCCCAGCACCCGAAGCACAAGCAACTCCTTCTGTTATATCTCCAGAAGAACGGGAAGAATTCAAAAAAATGGCAGGTCAAACAACTGGTGCCCTTGAAATAAAGACCTCAGATCAAAGCGTTAGAAAAAGAGTTGCAATGTCAGGATCACTTTTAAGCGAAATGAAAAAGATAGATATCTCTCCTGTTCAGTATTATTCCGGAACGCAGGGGGTAATAGATCTTAAACAGGATACGGCTGCGAATTTTTTTGGAACATTAAAAGGAGAAAAATTAAAGAGATATAACTCTTATAACGTTTTTGCCAATCAAGTACATAAGCTTGCTACTGACACCGTAAGAAATACTTTAGAAACATCACAAAGAGAAAGATATGTTAGTGAGTATATAGCTAAAACTATATTCAATAAATCACAAGGTATTGATAATGCTTTACACAATAATCCTTCGTTAGCATTAAAATTATATAATGACTTTAATAAATATATTCAGGACTATCATGATGGCTTTTATGCTGAAATGACCGGAGGAGTAGCAGCAAAAGAAGCGTTAGAAAAAAAACGAGGATATAAACAGAATTTAATAATTTCAAATGTTCCTAATTCTACACAAGAGAATATAGATTTTACAGCAAAGCAAATGGGGATATCTACTGATGAAGTAATTCAAATATTAAAACAAAAGCATGGGGTTAAATAATGGCTGAAGGATTAATTACAAAAGAAGATTTAAAAAAATTTTCAGGAAAAGCTAAAAAAGAGGGGCCAATACATTTATTAGCAGAACCTTCTACAGAAGAGCAAGCACCAACAGCAAAACCTTCTCGTATAGGACAATTAGCTAAGTTGGCAATTAATCCAATGGAAGCTCCTTTAGTCGGAGCAGCGGCAGGAGGACATGAATTAGCTAATTTACTTCTAGGTGCTGGAACTTTACCAATAAATGTAGCAAGAGGATTATTAGGAAAACAATATATAAAAGCCCCTAAGGTGGCTCCGTTGCAAGTAGGAGCAGAACATCCTTTAGCAAAAACATTAGGAAGAATAGGCGGTGGAGCCGTTGGTTATGGGCTTGCTGAAATGGCGGCAGCTCCAGCCAAGACAGCAAAAGTCTTAGCCCCATTATTAGGAAAGGGAGCGCAGTTAGTAGGCGAAGCTGTTCCAGGGGCTATTTATGGAGGAGCACAAGCACCAGAAACACCAGGAAAAGGTGCTATTTTAGGCGGAGCTTTAGGCGCAGGTCTTGGTGTTGCTGGAAGAGGGTTAGCTAAAGCAGGAAAAGCAGCATCACAGAGAGCAGAGATTATATATCCTCAAGCAAAAGAGGCACTAGATAATATGTTAGAGAGATTAAGAGGTTCAAGCTCAAAAGAAACAAGCTCTCAAGATATTTTTGATAGAGCTTCACAACATTTTGAGGAATTGAAGGGCAGTAATAAACAAGGTGATATTTTAAGTAAAGGTAGCTGGATACACCCCAAAGACAGTATTAGAGCTGCTTATAATAAGCCTAAAGATATAAGCAGGGAATTTGGCGTTAAAATCAATATGAAACCTTATTTAGATAAGATGAATGAATATAAGGGAGCTGAAATTTCTAAATATGCAAGATTTGGCAAAGAAACATTACCACCAGATGTTAAAGAATATTTAGAAGAAAGATTATTACAACCTAATATAGCAACATTTGAGGAAGCTGATCTTGGTAAGCAACATCTAAATGATGAATTTGGACGTTTTCAGATAAATGATCCTAAAAGACACTTGGTTCTAGAAGCAAAAGAAGGCTTAAGGGATTCGGTCAGAAAATCAACCACAGACTCCATTGATGAAAACATAAAAAAACTTACATCTGAAAATAAAAAAACAAATAGAGAAGAGATCAAATCCCTAAAAAACAAAAAAGAATCTATATCTAAATTGTGGGAAGACGCAGACAAAAAATATATAAAAGAACTCTTGCCTTTCAAGCAAACGCCAGGAGGGAAAGTAAATACTTCACCTTTCTATAAAAGATATGCAAAAGGTAGTCCTCTATCTGGAATGACCGAAGAATATCTAAAACCTGGAAATGAAAAAGATCAATTTGAATTCTTAAATAATTTAATGCACATGATGCCTGACGAAGAATCTAAAAATCTTGTTGCTTATCATTATTTAAGAAATCAAGAAGGAGATCCTGCTGGAATATTAAAACAATATAATAAGTTAGGAGGAAATCAAAAAAATACTTTATTCAATGAAAAGGATAAACAAGCATTAGATAAAATGGCTCAGGTATATAAGAAAAATCCTTCTTTATTTAAGGAGCCATCAAAAGTTAAAGGAGCACTAGTAAAAGCAGCTATGAATGCTCCTAAATATTTTGGTCTAGCAGGAATGGCATCGGGACATATACCAGCAGGATTGGCTTTATTAGCCGCGCCAACAGCCGAAAGAGCAGGATTAAATTTATTAGCAAAAGGAGCTGGAAAAGAAACATTAAGTCCTTTAGCTAGATCGTTATTGATGTCAGAAGCATTAGGAACATTAGGAGAAAATAAATGACAGCGTATAATTTACAACCCTTATTCATAAATTTTTTCTTTGATCCAGTTACTGGTGATAGATTGATTTATGGAACTTTAGAATCATGGAAAGCTACAGATCATTCTACACATAAAGCCATTTATGAAACGGATGTTATAACTTATCCTAATACGGTACCACCAGAATATACCAATCCAATAGAGTTGAATGGTGCAGGGTCAGTTGGAAGATTATATTATGCAGATGATGAACCTTATTATTTAAAATTAAGAAAACAAGATGACACTCTTGTAATGTCTATTGATAATTATCCATCTTCAGATGAAGGCGGCCCGGTAGTGGTTACAGAATTTGATCCAACAAATTATATGTTAAATCCACAATTTAGATTTCATTATCAAGAAACCTATGAAAATGATGATGATTTGGATACAACAGATGAAGTTTATGTGGCTGCTGATAACTGGGTATTTAAAAGAAATAATACAAACGCAACAAATACAATTACTTTTCCAGAATTTATTTTAGGTCAAAGCGAAGTTCCAGAGAATCCTAAATATCATTTTAGATATCAATGTACATCTATTGGAGCAGGAAGCGAGACACATAAAGATATTTTATTAAAAATAAGAGGTGTTGAATCTTTCTCTAATGATGAAATTACACTTAGCTTTCAAGCTAAAAGTTCTACGTCTTCATCTATTCAAATTGCTATTATACAGCATTTTGGAACAGGAGGATCTCCTAGTTCGGACGTACCAACATTAGTAATTGAACAATTAGATACTGACTGGGATCTTATTACTGTTACCACTGTTATTCCAGATGTAGATGGAAAGATTCTCGGAGATAACGATGATGATTATTTGTATGTAGGAATTAGATTACCTCTTAATAGTATTAGCGAAGTAGATCTTGTTAATTTCCAAATGAATAAAGGCGATGAATTACTAGTATTTAATTATAAAACTTACGAGATGGGTCAGATTGATAAGAAACCATTAGAGTGGCCTGATTTAGTCGACAATGATGTTGCTTTAGGATTAATAGTAACAAGCCCACGACAAATATCAGTATATCACGATCAAGTAGGGGAAATATCGTGGCATTCTAAGGAAGCGTCAGTATACGGTAAATTATTATGCAATGGAGAAGGTCTTTTTTCAGATTCATATATTGATGAAACTGGTGGCGTTGTTCAATATCGTAGGTTAAATAATGTAGTTGGTAATATTTGGGGTTATGGAGCTAAAACAGATGCTCAGGGTAGTGATGGCTATCGTCCTCTTAATCTAGGTGATTCTGCCACAGATACTTTAGTTGCAACGAACACTTACATTGGAACTATATCAAACTGGTCTGCTAATGATAGTGGCTTTACAGTAACAACACTTAACCCAGGATGGACGGGCGGATTAGGCTTTATTCCAACGCAAGATGATGGCGTTACTATTCGTTGTAGAAATAATGCCACTGGAGATGTTACAGATGCTTCAGCACAAACATCTGGATTTACGGTAACAAAAATTCAAGATGGATCAAGCACCAAACATGAAATAGCCACAATAGTCCCGACTGATACATCAAGTATTACTCCAGGAGATTATTTTTTCATAAGTAGCACCACGGATGATTATTATGTCTGGCTTACCATAGATGGGGTCGGAACCGATCCGGCAGTTGGAGGAAGAACTGGTATTCAGGTAGATTTAACAACCGCTAGCGGCTTTACAACGGCGCGTCATAATGCTGTTTTAATTACAGAAGCGTTAGAAGGACATCATACAACTAAAATAACATTTGCAGCAGCTTCAACCTTAAGTGGAGGAGAATCATTTTTTGCTGAGACCGATAAAATCAGTAGCGGATTATATTATTGGTACAAGGTTAATGGCGCAGGTACAGACCCAGCCCCTTCGGGAAGAACTGGTATTTTAGTAGCTGATCTTGCTGGTACAGAAACAGCCGAAGAAGTTAGGGACCTTACGACCATTTCTTTAGCTAGTTCTTTTTATAGTCTTCCTGATCCAAACGGAGCGTTTTTCAGAGCTTTTGTAAGCCCTACAGATGGCGGTTTAGATCCTGATTTTGACAATAGAATATTAGCTAAGAATTTCAATGGCTATATAGGAACATTCCAACAGGATGAATTTGAGTCACATAATCATACTGGAACAACCTATTCCAAAGCTAATACAACGTCAGGGCCTGATTTCGATGGCGGTGGGTTTAAATATGCAACAAGCGCAATTCCTTATGATGGCGGCTCAGAATCACGACCAGTTAACTTTGGCTTAGTTCCATTTATTAAATATTAAAATAGGAGAAATAAAATGAGATATGAAAAAAATAAAGTAAACCCAGCGGCACCAAGCAATGAAATTTCAATTGTTTCTAAAGCTGGATGGCAAGTCAACTATGATGCTGCATTAAGTGGTGATGTTTTGTTACCAGAATATGCGTCGATGATTCATGTTGGAGGAGGAGGCCATTTAATTGTAGAAGATGTAAATGGGGATCCTCATCCATATTGGGGATTGTTAGATGGGGATTGGGTTCCTGTTATTACTAATAAAGTATTATACCAAGCTACAATCGAAGGTCAGCTTAGAACGACTACAGTAACATATACAACCGCTCATGGAGGGCAATAATGCAAATAAACATTATGACAACGATGCTTCAATCAATGATTTTCTGGAGGAATTGCTTAGAAAAAGGCGGCTCATCTCCTGTATATGATCATTATTGGACTTCAACTCAGGATGAAGGTTATGACATATGGGAAGACGAATTCGGAGAGAAGTGGACTACAGAATAGAAAATATAGGAGAAAATTAAGATGGCTATTTTACAACAAGAAATTATACAAAGACCAGTTGCTGATGTGACAACTTTAAAAGCACTAGATGTTACACTTTATGCAGATGGAGAGATAATTATAGTAAAAGCAAAAGGCATATATAGATATGATCCGCTTTCTTCTGCAACGCCAGATGATGATAAGGTTGTTTTACCTTCAGTAGGTCCTGGAAGATGGATTAGAATGACAAATGCCGAGGCAGATGGAAATGTTGAAGATTTTACAGATCTTGGTGATGTTTCTGGGTTTTATACAGATGCAAATTCAATTGTTACCACTAACGATTCGTCGAACGGCTTAGTTGAAAGTCCAGGAACTTTAAGTAGCACAGGAGCTTTAAAAGTTGTATCTGCTCAGCTTAGTTTAGGATCTGTGGTAAATGAAATATCAAATGATACAACTGTAGAAGATAAAGCAACCACGGTTGTTACCGAACATGTTGTTTATGATGTAAAAGCGAATATCCAAACTCAATTAAATGCCAAAGCTCCAGATTTTGACGGAGATCAGATTTTTTGGGTAAGTGGCAATGGTAGTGATACTTTAAATAATGGTAAAGATGACAATAAACCTTTTGCAACATTTAATAAAGGGCTAACTGAAGCGAGACTATTAACTCCGGTTGCTGGAAATGAATTTGCTATTGTTTGTCTTGAGGGAGGTGATTTTACTGAGGATCTTCTTGTAGATTCTTATTGTCATGTATACGCGCCTAATGCAACAATTAATGGTCAGATCACAGTTGAAGCAGATGCCTCTATAGTATTAAAGAATTTAAAATATTCAGGAACTGGTGTCGCTTTGACTAGAAGCGGAGGAGGTATTGGCCCGGGCTTTTTTGCTGCTGAATTAATTTCTTGTACTTCAACGGGAGATGCAATAGAGAATGCATCATCAATATTTGAATTAAATATTGATAGAGTAGAAGTTAATAACGGAAATGGTTTACAAATTACAGGTACTAATACTAAATATACGAGCGGCTATATTAACTCTATAGTTTGCGTTAACGGTGGAAATTGTGTTGATGTTTCAGGATTAAATGTACTTGCGTTCGCAATGAGTTTTGGAAGTTTGTCTTCGTCTAACGGTTCCGCTATTTCTTTAACTTCAAATGCTAAATTAAATATAAACGCAATTGAAGTTAGCGGAAGCAACGCTTATGTTGTTAATTCTGCAACTGCTGAATTGAATCTATCAGTAACTAAATTAGCGGGTAATGAAACTGTCACTTTAGGAACGGCTAATGTAATAAATCCATCAGGTAATAGTTCATTGGGGGGGAATATTAATATTCCATCTATTAATACTGTAGCATGGCCTGCTGCTGGCGGAGCAATTGGGGATGTCCCAACACTAACTGCTACAAATACTGCCGTATGGACAGCACCTAGTGGAGGCGGGGTATCAGCAATTCCTAAAAACATGTTGGTTTCTGGAGATTTTGCTAAAATTCCGTTGTGGATTCAAAGCATTGGTTTGACAGCGTATGCGGACGGCACTCTTGTCACACCGTCGTTTTTAATACTACATAATACTACTGCTCAGGCACAACGACTTAGTTCATTTACAGATCAAAATGAATTAGTTTTACAGCTTACAGGAAGCGGTTATTTGGGAGGTTATGAGCCTCTATACGCAGAAGAATATCATACTGCATTTGCAGACCTAAAGACTGCAAGTAAAACTCTATCGGTCGGTTTATATGGTCGTGCAACTGGTATCACACAAATAAAAATGGATATCATACAGTGGGTTCCGGGAACTGCCGCAGCGTGTATAAGAGATCCGATTGCAACTTGGGGTGCGACTCCGACATTAGACTCAGATGCAACAGGAACTTGGTCTTACGTTGCAAGTTCGTCAGCCCTTACAATATCCGGCACTAATTCAATAATTAAATGGGAAAATATAAGTACTGCCTCTTTCAATACCGCAGCAACTAGACTTGGATTATTGATTAGAACTGCTGGTACAGAAACTAGCGGCGATAATATAATTATTAAAAAACTAGCAATGCATCGAGGAGCTAGTTTTGTTGGTTTTGAAGATAGAGACGAAGTAACTAAAACAGAAACTAGAATAGCGTGTACTTATAACTTTCGATATCCGAAAGGGACTACGACAACGATGGATCAAGCTATATATTCAGGATTTTTTCATGAATTCCCTGTTGACGACATGGCACACATTGCGAATTTTAATTATAACACTTCACTAATTGACATCCCCGCACCTTCCGATGTTGTTGTATATAATCCATTTACGGGAACAGCTGGATCAGTTCGTGATACGAGCGGTAGCAATGCAGCAATAGAAACAATAGACGCTGTAAGTCAGCATTCTGTTTCTGTCGTGTCTGAGCTAGAGGATGGATGGGGTGATTCATTTAAAATGCACGTTATAGTGTGGCCTAAAGCTTATCAATAATAATGATTAAAATAAAGATAGACAATATAGTTCCTATGCCTAAATTAAGGCACAGGAGCGCAATAAGAAATTCTAAGATAATTTTATATACTCCGTCTAAAACGAAGGAATATGAGGATGTTATTAAATTATATGCAAGAAATGCAATTGGTAACAGACTTCCTTTAAAATGCCCTTTAAAAATGGCAATAACATTTTGTTTTTTGCCTCCTAAAAGCTGGTCTCAAAAGAAAAAAGACGAAGCAATAGAGGGTGGAGTTAGTCATTGTTCTAAGCCTGATTTAGATAATTTAATAAAAGCAATAAAAGATGCATTAAATAATATAGTATATGAAGATGATAGATTAATTTGCAAAGTTAAAGCTTTTAAGAAATACGCGAATAAGAATGGCATTTACATAGAAGTAGATAAAATCATATAAAGGAGTATAATTTAAAAGATGAATATAACTTTTAGTCTTGATACAGATAACTCAGGAGATAAATTTAAACTTGCTTGTTTTTGTCAAGCTGAAGAAATGTATTGGGCTTTAAAAGATATAAAAGATAAATTAAGAAGCACCTTTAAATACCCAGATCCAAGCTTAAATTTTAAAGAGAGGGATTTTGAGGTTCTAGAGATTGTATCAGATAGGTTTTTTGAAATAATCGAAGAAAACAAAGTAGATTTAGATTTAGATGAATAAGGAGGTAAAAGATGGCTTCACTGGAAGAGGCATTGAAATTGAATCTTATAGGTCCTGGAGATTTAGTAGCCGTATCTAATAATTATTTTTTTTCAAAATTAATTAGATTGTGGACAAAAGAAACATATAGTCATGTTGGTATTGTTTACAGAATAATGGACAAAGAGACTTCTGTGGCAGAAGCATATGAGGGAACGGGAGTAAGATTTCTTGCAATCAAGAAATTACTTCCCTGTTATGTGTTTAATGTTGATGGATTTCTTAGCGAAGAGGCAGAAGAATTTATAAAAGAACAAATTTCAAACAAATATTCATGGAGAGACTGTTTAAGAGCTGCATTAAGGATGAAACCTAAAAAAGATGATAAATGGCAATGTGCTGAATTTGCAAATGCTGTTTTAATAAAAGACGGATTAAATATATGTCCAAAAGCAATTACACCAGGGTCTCTTGTTCGAGAAGTGTTGGAAAAGGGTTCCGGCCGCTCGATATATATAGACAGAATAAAATGACAATTGAAAGCTTGATAAAGGAAATATCTGGAACGATTTCAGCTCTTCTTATTTGTGGAGGGATTATCTCTTTTTTTATTAAAAGATATATTAGTAAAATAGATGATATAGAAGAGAAATTTACTAAGAATCTGGAGGCAATAATAAAATTAAGTGCTGAAATGTCTTCTTTAAAAGAAGATGTTAAAGACTTAAAAGAGATAATAAAAGAAAAAATAATTTCTAATTAATTTGCTTTTAATTTCAAATTTACTTGAGCTAATGCCTTTTTAATTGTTGTTATTGAGTAGGTTCCTAGATTTACTTTTTGACATAAATCTTTTTCAGAATATTTTAGTAAATCAAT